GTCGATACGCATGATCGAAACGTCACCCATGCCGTCATAGAATTCCGTGACTTTCAAACGGAAACCTTTGTACTCAGTCTGAGAGACATCAACCACACCTTTACCACCCTTGGGTGCCCACATTGGAACCATGGCCAATGTGAACGCATCCTTATGGAATGCGGGGTTGAAAGAATAGCTACCGGAAGCAGTACCGAAGATCGTGATCACGGCACTATTTGCGGGGCTGATAGTAACGTTCTGGAATGCACCAGAAGCTACAATCGCGGGGCTGATATTCAAAGTAGTAGCGGATGCAGCAGCATCGGCAGTCACAGTGAATTGTTGCAGAGTACCAGTCGATTGACGAGATTGCGGATTGACCGCAAATACGTTAGCAAAAGTGATCTTCGTACCACGGGTAATCGTACCATTCAAAGTATTAACCGTGATAGCTGCGCCTGTCTGACTAGCGCCGTTGACAGTATTGGTACCTACCACAGCAGTGCCGTTGGTATGAGTCTGGACGTTTTGGTCCATGGCATACATCAAGCCCAATGAGTCAACCATCATACCCTGCTTCATCTGCTTGTCGAGGATGGTTTGGCTGTTGAACATACCAGCCATACCGACAACCATTGGAGCGTTCAGCGCGGGAGATAAAATAAGGCCGCGACGTTTGTCACGAGGGGCACCCATTTCATCCATGCGTTGATTCAGACCAGTGATGGCTTGCAAAGCCAATAGTTGAGTGTTGGGCGCAACGCCGGGAGTACCGATCACATTGTTCGAAGTCAAACGGGCTATGTCCAGACCGCGACGATCGATTTCATTGGCTACCGTGGCCATAGCAGCTTGAATTTTATCTTCCAGCTTGGTCAGGGACAGAGTACGTTCGTTCGCAGTGAACTGCAAGTCACAGCCGCCTTGAGCCAAGGTCAGTGGAATGGTGGATTCCACAGTGCCTTGAGGCGACGCGACACGACCGTCACGATACACATAACGAGGAGGGCGCTTGATGTTGATGGTTTGACCGGGGGCGTATCCACGTTCCATGTTCTGGGTGAATTCGTCTTCCCAATCACGATTGACCATGCCCGAGAAAGAGAGCATGTTTTCCAGAATTGCCACCGCTTCTTTGGCGACAACGCTGGTAGTTGCTAATACATTAGACATTTTGGTTCCTTGGAGGTTTGATTACCGTGCCCAAGCAGCCCCTTGTGCTTTCCGAGCTTTGACATAATCTTCCATAGGCAGATCGCCCAAAGAAGGTGTCGTAGCACGGCCAGCGCCAACAGGTTTGATCGGAGACGGAGCTTTTGTTATACGAGGCTCCACTGCATTCGTAGCAACTGACTCAGGGGATTTTTTATCGAATGAAGCTTCAATCCTACCCAATTCCAGAGCCGCCTTTGCAGGCGACATTCCGTTCAACTTGTCAACAACATCGGGGTTTTGAGCAAGATGATGAGCAATCTTTGCGCCGTGATCTGATTCAAATAGAGCTTCCGTAATGTGGTTTGCTACTTGGAAGTCCGCATTGTTCAGGACCGCATCAAAATCGGGAATCTCAGTACGTGCAGCTACCAACTTCTCTTGCCAAGATCGGGCACGAGTTTCGATAACCTTTGTCTGAGCCGCTTCGATGTCTTTCGATGCAAGCTTCTGCTCCAACTTATAGTCAGTCAGAACGTCGATATATTCCTCTTGAGTCTTGAACGTACTTGGCTCGGGTGGCTGAGATTTAGCGGCTGTTTGGGCCGGAGGTTGCGCCGAATCTGGTCCAGTAGCACGGGCACGCCAATAAGCTGCCTCACGTTCCGCCTCACGGCGAGAACGGGTCAATTCATCAATGCGATCTTGAACTCCGCCTTTAAAACGGCCCTTAGAATCACGTTGAGATTGTCCGTCCTCACCATCAGCCGAATCGCTGTTCGAATTAGTGGTTTTGGTTTCAGTTGTGGATTTCGAATCGCTTTTTGGCGTTACATCTGTAACATCGTCTTTTGGGGCATTAGATAAGTTGGTCTGCTGACCACCGACGAATATCTCCTTTGGTCCTTCGACCGCAGGGGTTGCTACTGATGGGGCACTTGAAGCACCTGTATCTTCAGCACTCATTGAGTGAACTCCGGCCCTGTGATATCGCCCACAAGTAAAGCTGTTCCTACGTGCACGTAATCCTTGCTAAGGTCCTTCAAGGCGTGGAATTTGTTCATGGGAGCGAGTGTATCACATCTGAGGGGGCATGTCAACCCCCTGTGGGACCGCATTCATCTGGCCTTCATCCATTGAGGACTGCTGAGGGGGTGGGGGGGCTACTTGGGGAGCCGGTGCACCCATTCCTTGGTCATCCTCTGTAATGTCCTTTGCAACGTCCTGCGCAAGAACCGGGGGGGCGGGTAATTTTGCAATAAGAATCTTGACCAACCCTGAAAGTTCTTCGACATCTTTGCGGCCCTCAGAAGTGATGTGCGCAACCTCTCGCGCTGCTTCCGCTTTAATATTTTCTCTTTCGATACTGGCTTTGTTTTTGTCGGCTTCCTCAGTGAGTTGTTTGACCTGCTCAGTGAGTTGTTGGATTTGCTGCTGTGCCTGTGGTGGGATTGCAGGTTGAGCATCTGGGTCTTTCGGGTCGTTCTTGATGTTGTCAGGAATAGTCCGTTCAATGCGATCGGCAATCTCCTCAGCGCCGGGCCAGTTCATAGCCTTGACCACCTTATCTCCCGCGATATCCATGAGTTTCGGCCAGCTTTGACCGAACTGGACCATCGCATCAGCAGCTTCTGCCCGCATAGTAGCGTAGGAAGGCCCGACAGAAACTGCAACATCATACTGCCCGACCGTAATATCATTCACGAACTTCTTCGCTACTTGGTCCCATTTATTGATTTCCGCATGATCGGACTGGCCATCTTCACCGCGAGTCTGGACAACCCGCTGAGCATCATAATAGTGCGGAATCATGTCAATTAGACACTTACCAGCATGACGAAGAGTGATGTTCAGGTTATCGGTGTAGTGGAAGTTGGCCACATTACCCTGACGCTGCTGTGCGAGTTCTTGCTTACCGCTCTGGGCATTCCCGGCAGCACCGAGTGAACTATCGAACAGACCAGTGGTAGATTTGACATTATCGGCAGCATGATTGGCCATGGCCAGAACACCGACCGGAACATCGACCATGGGCTGGCGCGAAGGAGGAGGAACCAGTTGACCGTCTACTGATGTTGGCTTATATTCCAAATAGGGGTAGCTGCGGTTGTTCGCTTGACGCCACTTAGACTCATGGCCCTCGAAGGTACCTTCCGCACCAATGTAGGGAGTTTTAGGACGAAGGGACACCTCCTCAGTCGCAGAAGTCATCCAATAGTTGTACATCATGGCCGGGTCTTTCGCGTTGCGAATCAAACCAGCACGGTAAATCTTCCCGTCGATGTCAATTTCGGTACCATATACCGGGAACACTGGAATCCATCTACACTTGACCTCGACCTCTTCCAACACTTCCAGAGGAGTGACCTTGCGCCACATCACTTTGCGCTTGACACTCTCCCTTTTTGTTTTGACCTGCGATTCATCCTGTGGTTTGTCGAAAGTCGTGCTCCCATCCACCAATTGATATAAAGTCGCGGGTGTGAATTCGATGCGGTAATATTCTGCAACCCGGACCATATCCTCCCAAATCCATTCTTGATTATCCCCATTCCCCACGGAACGATTGTCAAAACCATTGATAGTTATCTGAGCATTTGGGTGGCGGGCTTTGAACTCCACCTTGGTCATCTTTTCACTGATGATACAGTATTGCTGGTCACTTCCATCAGGCTCGGTACTGGCCGGGTCCATCGAAACAGTGAACGAGTTCCGAACACGCTTGATTTTCAATACTTGGTCAAATGAATCATCACTCTCGTACTCGGAAACAATCCGGAAGTATCCGAATCCAATAGCAGCAGCTGAGTTAACCGCCGTACCGTACGCAACAGGAGCAGCCGAGTCATACTCGACATGTCGTATCATTCCCTGAATGATTTCAGCCGTGTCAGCATCCGCATCTTCACTCACCGCAGACACTTTGATGCTCGATTGATTTTGTCTCTGGTCATTGGTGACTTGCTGGAGGAAGGTGGGGAGCTTATTGATGGTCAGGCAGGGGCGTCCTTCGCTCTCACGCTGCCTACGCTGTTTTTCGGGCCATTGATTGCCTTTCAAAAACTCTAAATCATCCAATGCTTCGCTGCGATTGTCACCATCGGCACTGTCACACATCTTGAAACGATTCTTGATTTCATCAAGAATGCCTTGAGCATCAACCGGCTGCTTTCCGTCATCATCGGAGGTAGTGTTGCCCTTTTCAGGCAGTCCATTTACGTTCATTTCATGTTCCGATCTGTGATTTGGCCTACGTAATTGGGTTTGAACGGGCCGGGGGTTGAATGAGGCATTCTTGCCATCATGACTTTGGGTGTTACCTGAATCACTTGGAATCCAAAAGTGGTATACCAATCAATTAGTTTGCCCTTCTCCATCTTCTCACCGGATCCATACGGCTCGGGGAACAATAACAACAGCATTTCGCATGCATCCGCTTCATCACAGACATTCATCATGAGTTCCTTGGCCATGCCTTGGCGTCGGAGATTTTCTGGAACATCTAGAGAGAGCAATTCGCGGGTTTTTGTGCGCAGTTGATTAGGTATAGCGGTACATACGCGTATTTTACATGATGCATTTTCATAGTACCGAACCCCCACAGGCATATCTTTGATTTCTACTTTTGACATTTTTAACCCATCCAATCCATAGCTTCATGTTCAAACACATCATCTTCCGGGTCATGAGCCTTTTTTGCGCCCTTCACGATACCCGGAAACAATTCCGCTAATACCCAAAACCACGCATCAGCCCGGTTTGGAGAACCTGTACCTACGTAGCCATTGGTCGAGAAGTGCGTGATTTCTTCTTCGAGGTCCGGAAATTCACCTACATGACGTACTTTACCACTTTCATAAAGTGCTGAAAAGGGTTCTGCCCGCACCGCCTTACCGCGAGTAGCCGTAACGGTTTTAAAAGGGGTCCGTGGACGTTGTGTTTGAATCACAAAATTCACCATCGCACCGCCGTAATTAGTCTCGCCAACTATTACATCTGCTTCGTGACGGTCATAAGCAGTGGTTGCGACTGTTCCCCATACCTTGGGACCTGCTTTTATAGTACAATCTTCGAGAAGATAGGCATTCCCGTCAACTCCCAAGCCGCCAACAGCAATCCCAATAGCGTCATTATCAGCGTTATCCGAATCACCAGCCCCAGACGGGTCCACTCCGACAACAATACGGACCATATCAGGCATAGTACCATCAATAACGCGCCAAGTATCAATACATTCATCAGTGAAAAGAGCATTTGGTGTAGCATCAGCAAATTCCCCGAGTAAAAAGCGCTTACGCAGACGCGGGCTAAGTGCGTTCAACGTGTCTAGGTACTGACTGCTCAGGTTTTCCGCATTGTCTTCCGGATTCATCTTGCAAAAGACGTAATCTTCCGGGTGCGGTAGGGCGAGTTTTGTGTCTGGGTCTACCCGTTGAATGAACATCCGGTAAGACCAATGCATCTTATTGGTCGGATTACAATCATAGAAAGCACGGGGCTTCAAAAATCCCGTGCCATCACT